CACAGCCGCAACCAAAGCTGCACAAGCCAAAGAAATTACTACTAACGCTGCCAGTTCTGCTATGTCTGCATCCACCCGCCGGATTCAAAGTATCGCCTCGCAGATTGATAACACTGTCATCATGCCCATCCGCAACAACTATGAACTCCTTCAACGAGCCCGCGACATGGTTGACCTTGAAACACATATGGAAGACCGAATAAACAAGCTTGAGAATGACACTGAGAACCCTACTGAAGAACTTTTGCTTGATGCTGCTCGTGCAGCTTTGCTCAACAAATCTACTGAACATTACGAATCTGGAAATGAGTATTACACACATCACCAATCAATTGTACGTACCAACATTATCCTTACCGCACTCAAAGCTAACAAGGCCGAAAGAAACGCTCTTGGCGCCTTGTAGGAAAAGAATTACCTTTCTTGCCACATCACCACAGATGTGAATGGATGCCACGCCGACGCACTACTTTCTATCTATTTGCTTGAAGGTGGTGACCCAGACACTTTCTTTAGCAAGATCAGTGAAGAAAGACAAGTTCAATTTGTCCTCAAGACAGGAGGGTTTATTGTTCAATTCAATGAGCTAGAAGCCTTGGGCATTTCAAATGTTGTCACTATCAGAGGGAGCCAAGCTGATTTACCTCTCACCAAATACTCTCTCCACCATTCCCCTGGGCATGTTGAAGCTATGATTCTCCGTATAGGTGACAACAAAGCTGTGAAAATGTCTGACGAAGAAGCCAAACACCACTATTGGTAAGCCATCGTTGGCGTCAATACCGATTTCACGTTCCATGGATCACGGCAGAAGAAGAAGGGCACACCTATGGATGCACAAGATTGCTTTAAACCCTCTACCACCAAGGTCCCAAAGAACAACTTACAATCTAACATGGGTGGTGCTACGATCAATCCTAACCACAAGAAGTAGACTTACCAAAAGAAAACTCCTCTTGTCCAACCTACTACAGTCGTTGAAGAAAATAAGATGATGGAAGAATATGAACAGGTTCCCGCTGACACGGTTCCGGCCGCTGCCTACCCAGAAGAATACAAACATTAACAGGTTTGCAACCTTCTAGGGATTAGCGATGTTGGTGACCAAGAACCTAAACTGTCAGCCCCCACAGCTTCAGGGCAGGCCCGCCATGCTCTTCAAATTCCCTCCCCAGCACAAGCCCCTAATAGGATCTCAGTAGATGAATATGTGTCCGACCGTAATAGCAACGACATAGCTAGAGGTCTCAGAAAGAGGATCGAATACGCTAACGACATTATCTATGATTGCTACAGAGAAGGCAAGCCTTGCGTTGGTATAGCTCCTGGAGGAATTCATCAAGAAGTCGCCAATCTTCTTCATCCTTATGATCGCGCCACTGAGGTCGATTTTTACACTCAGTACAATAAATCCCTTGACCCTAAAGACAAGGTAGACTTACCAGACGAGCTAGAACCTATTCACTATCGAACTGACGGACATACATTCACCTTGTACCATCAAGGGTTTTCTTTTCCTATCGAACATCTATACATACTATACTAGCTCTCCTTCCTCTTCAAACCTACTTACATAGACACTCCCTAGCATATCATACGCAACACCAATCGAGATGAACTAGCCTACGATTACGGAACTACACCCAAGAAAGTGCAACCTAATTACAACGATTACCCTCACCCTCAATTTTACAGAGAACTTGGTTTGGTACCTGTTTCAAGCAAGAAGAAGTTCAATGAAAAACCTCCCTAAGTTACTTGCACCGTTATGTCCATCACCAAATCGTTAGACACATTTCAAACAACTCTACAAAACGATTTTGAACGTATTGCAACAATTGAGAAAAGAAAGAAGGATATTTTGCTGAAAGCTTAGCAGAAAAACAAACAGCTTAAATCATCAGAACTCGCACGCCAAGAAGATCTAATGCGCAAATAAGGTGACATCATAGAAGCACGTCTAACAGCTCAATCTAAATAGGAA